TTCTACTCCTAAGTTATTGTTACTGTTACGCTACCTACCTGAGCTTCTGGTGCCAGATTGTTTGGAGTAAGTCCATCGTTAGTAGACCCTCCTACAGGATTCCAGCCCCACTGAAATATTCTACTACCACCCTCTGGAAAACCAACACCATAAATCGAAGTATCGTTGGTTCCATTAATCTGTAAACCACTGCTTCCTGATACTGTATAACTTACATCTGGTCGTGGTTCCCGCACACCTTGTGGGTCATCCACTGGGTACATCCCTAATTGCAACTGCGGCTGATCTGGCTCCCAACACTCAGGACACACCTTAATGTTTACTTGCGTAGTCTTAATTGTCAGTTTTCTAAGTTCTTTTAACTTAAATCGCTGTCCACATCGGTCACATTCGGCAATTGAATACTTGCCACTACTATATTTATTAGGCATAGAAAGTCGCCCTAGGAACGAACCTAGAAGCAGCTTTCTCTCTGTCCTCCGTAGAAGCCATCAACCATTGCTCTTCGTATTCTTGTTTTAAAAATTGTAATCGTGCCTGCCCGTCAGGTAGTTTCTGAGCCATATAAAAGGCAAGTCCCGCCACCATGCAAGGTAGTAGTCTAAATGGAATATCAGGCTCTACCGTGCCGTTTGTACCAGCGTCTTGAACTCTACGTAATCTCCAATAAACAAAGGTATACGGACCACCACCTGCGTCTGGTGTTAACCAAAGATTTACAGCAGGTAAGTTTTGAACTGTAATAACCGCAGCAGAAGTGTGTGCCGCAGCAGTCGTGCCGTTTTGTCCACGAAAGACATTAATTAAGTTATTACCACTTACATTAGAGTAGCCAATGACTTCAGAGTCAATCTTAATAAAGCCTGTATTTGATAAGTAACTAGCGTTAGAGACTGGAATAGTCGTAGTTGTTGCAGTAATTGTACTGGCTAGGGTCGCTAAAGACGTATTGGACTGCCCTGACTGGCGGTTAAACCACATCTGAATAGGACGTCCCTGAGCCAATTTATTAGGAATCGTTGCCCAAGTAGACTCTGAAATACGGGTGATGTTGATGTCTATCTGATTGCTTTGCACACCATTATTTTGACGCACCACAGCATCTAGAATGTCAATGGTGTCTATAGGCATTGGATATAAACCTTGTCCTGTAACTAAATCAATCTGACCTTGCTCAATAGTCCATAGGTTAATACCACGATTAGCCCACTCAATAGTAAGCAAATTCAATGATCTACGTGCGGTACGCATATCGTAACCTGTACGCAATTCAGTACCGCAACGCTCAAAAGCCTCTTCAATGAGATTATTAAGGTCTAAGTTAAAAGCTACGGTTCCAGAAGTACTCATATCTTCCTATATGGTTTTACTTTTGCTTTGACTTTTTTTGGCTGGGGTACGAACTGTTTTCCCGCTGCCTTTCCCGCTCGCTTTGCTCGTGTTGTTGCTGCGTACTCGCTTGGGCTTAACGCTTGTATTGCTTTCTTGGGTAGGTATCTCTCGCCCGTTTCGGATGACTTCTTGCCCGATTTTGTTTGCCAGTCTTGGTCTCCCCATGACTTTAAAGATTGCTGTGATTTTGCTAAACCACCCCCAGCAAGTTTTTTCTTTTTGGATGCGCAATGGGCTTTCTCCGAGAACCCCTTTGGGCTGTCGCAGTTGATCAACTTTTTGCGCTTGTCTGACCATTTCACTTATAGCCCCCACCAGCTGCTTTATATTTTTTAGCCATTAACTGTGCTTTGCGAGCTGACCATTGTCCTGCGCCAGTACCTTGCACGGCAGCAGCTTTAACACTGTTAAAGATTCGTTTGCGTAACTCAGGTTTAGTATAGTTACCTGCTTCATTTACTTTTGATTTAGTTGCTCCGCCTTTAGCGTACTTAGCTGTTTTGGCTGCATTAGCAAAATCACTTTTCTTAGGTGCGCCCTTGGCTCCAACACTACGCATTTTTTCACCAGAACCAGCCGCAATCCTACGTTTCTTAGCTGCGACATTGGCATAAAGTCCACCACCAGCATACATTTCCACGTCTTCTGGATTGTCTTTGCGCTTGATTGTTTTCTTGCCAGGCATCTTAGAAGGGTTTATATCTCCCATACCACGACTAGGTCTCATGCTCTTGTCTTTCCACGAATTGCACAACCGTCAGCACGTCTAGAAGCCATGCCACCAGCCTTCATATTTTTGGTTGAAAACGCTTTCTCAACTATTGCAACACGTTGCGGCTTAGTAGTAACTTTGCTAACAATCTTTTGACGTTCTGATTTGGTTTTACCCTTGTCATAAAAGCCAGCTTTTTTCATATCTGTTTTAGATACTGTACCGCCACGTTTAAACGCACCAGCACCACCATCGTCAATCATATTATCCATAGAGCGTTTTACTGGAATTTTTTTGCCAGACTTATTTACAACCTTTTTAACACCCATGTTTTCTGTTGACTTGCCAAAGTTTGGCTTGCCTTGTTTAACGGGAATATCTTTACCTTTAACGCTTACAGTTCTGGTTTGCTTTAGTGCATCTAATGCCTCAGATGGGTTAAAACCTTCCTCAGATCTACGAGTAACATTTTTAGCTGCGCCTTCAGCAGCTTCTTTAGCTGTACGCTTTGCACCCATATTAACTACTTGCTTGAGCATACCTTTAAGCAATCCAGCGCCAGGAATGTAGTTTTCTGGCTCAACACGCTCCAGCGCTTGTTTTTTAGCCAAACTGTCCATACGTGCCCGTTCAGCATCCATATCAACCGTTGATTTGGTAGGCGGGACAACAGTTTGAGAAACTTTAGAAGTGCTTTTAGCAGCTGAACGAGTTACAGGTGCGCCAATATCACGAGATTCTTCACTAGCGTCTTCTACAAACTTCATAGCACGGGCACGTGTGTCCTCATCAATCATAGATTTACCTATAGCGGTTTCAAAACCGCCTTCAGAAAACTTACGCATTTTCTTTTTCATCTTAGCAAGCTCCGCCAGATTTCATAGTAATCATTTTGCCTTTGGTATGCCCTTTAGAAACGCATCCATCAGCACGGGTTACACCGCCCTTAGCCATCTTATGCATACGCTTTTCATGACCTTTAACGGCTTTTTTAGCAACTTTTTCCATCATTGGCATATCTTTTATTATGTCTTCGTGTTTCACTTTTCCACCTTTTTTCATGTAGCCCATCTTGTTACGAACGTCTGTAGGTAACTTGCCTAAGCCAGGATTTTCTTCGGAGTCAACGGGTTTGAGTGCCATATTAACAAGCCTTTCCGCCCTTAGTCATTTTAACCATCGTGCCTTTAGTTTTACCTTTAGCCTCGATACCACCACCTTTAGCATACATACCGCCACCCATCATTTTTTTAGCAGGTTTTTTAGCCATACCACCTTTTTTCATGCCAGCTTCTGCCATCTCATGCTTGAGCATAGACTTAGGAGCGCCTTTTTTCTTCATAAAAGACACTTCTTTTTTCATTATTTCTTTAGATTCTTTCATGACTCCACCTTGTTTAAATGTTTTGCCTTTATCGGCTGTTAAAAATTCCTCACCAACCGAGGATTTAATTCCAACCTTTTTAGCAAAAGTTGGGTTTTTTGCTACTGCTGCCATAAAATTGTGTTGTTTTTTTGACACACTTGGCATTATTTATTTCCGAATAAGCTCATCAATTTTGTTTTCAAGCTTGTTAAACCTTGCGTCCATATGTTCAACAATGCGATCCACTTCTGCTTTAGTAACATTATCACGGGCTACCTCTTCTCTTGTTTTGTTTAACAAAATATCAATGCGCTTTAAATCATTAAATTTTTCGTGCATCATATATCCAATTAGGGCGACAAATATAGTTAGTCCGCCTGTCCAAAGTTCCATCATATTTAACATTTCCACCTCGCAAGGGAGGCAGCCTTTCTGGTTGGTCTGCCTTTTTTGTCTTTCATTGGTCCTGGCATACCAGACATACGGGCGCAGAACGACTTCTTACGAGCGCCACCTTCGGGCTGTGGAGCCTTTAGATTCGAGCCAGTAGCTTTATTATATTTAGCACGACCTTTGGCGGTAAGCCCAGCGCCCTTAGATACAGGCAGCTTTTCACCACGACCAACCGCAAGAGAGACTCCCTTTTTCTTAGCCATAATAAATCTGCGCTGAATCTATAGCACTCATGTACGCATAAATCCCATTAGTTACTAACACGCCTTCACCAGGAATAATTGGTGAGTTTTGGAACTCGTCTGTTGCGTGTGTTTCATAAGTCATTAACCAACGATTGACTCCGCTAACATAAATTGCCGCAGTAGACGTTATTGTGCCGCTGTTAATGTCAGTCAAAGTAAACGAATTTGCATCCACTCTAGTAATAGAATAATTACCATCCGTTGCGGATACGCCCGTATTTGAGTCAAAGTGGATACCAACCACATCACCTGTAGCTAGACCGTGAGAAGTTTTACTTACTGTTACCGTAGTAGATGCACGAGAATACGTTACGCTAGAAGTAACTGGAGCTGTGGTTGTATCAAATAACACTAAAGTTCCACCACCACCAAAGTATGAAACACCTTTAACACGGTTGCGCCCAAGAACAAAGAACCCACTTTCGTTTAAGTGCGCCTGTTTTACATCATATTGCATACCCATAATTAATCTCCTAAGATGTTAAGTGGGTCAGGGAAAACCCTAACCCGTAAGATTAATTAAGAAGTAGCAAACGGAGTTGCAACAGTGCCTGTGCCTAGCACTGTGCCTGTAACCATATACTTTAATGCAGCAATTGCGTAGATCTGTACAAATGTACCTGCAACACCACCAGTAGTTGTGCCGTTAAAGTTAATAAAGTCGTCACTTGCGCCTGATACAAAACCTACAGCAGCACCAGAAGTATCTGTGTCAATTGACAATACAGAACCTACATACTTATCTGTGCCGTCAGTACCGATCTTCAATGAAGAAGTAGAGATTGTGGTTGGAACCCAAATGGTATACATCACACCTTCATTGTTGGCGGTGCTTGGATCTTGACCAGGACCCGAAGAAACTGCATTAGCTGAAGCGTTAATGGTTGGTAAGGTTAGAGTTAAAGCAGCCGCTAAAGAACCACCTATGGAAATAATACGTCCACCGTGAGCCTCTGGGCTTAGGGTAGTGCTGGTTGTGATTTCAACAATAGTAGCTGGACCTTGTTGATAAATGCCACCTAATGAACGAAGTGGACCTTGAAATGTGGTGCGTGCCATGTTAATTCTCCATACAAAGTAAGCCTATTAATCGTGTATGCGTCTGCTGGGGCAGTTTAATAAGCTGGTTTCCCAGTTTCTACTATATTACTACTTTTTTAAATATATGCAAGTGTTTAAACAAAGAAAAACCCCGCTTTGTGGGCGGGGTCTTATTGCTACTTTGGGGCTGATTAAGCACCAGGTGATCCAAACATTCCTAGTGGATCCGAGAATCCAAAAGAATAACGCTCACGAGACTTGTAACGAACGTTACCTGTGTCAAAGTCACCGTCCATCGAGTTGCTCAAAGGAGTACGAACAAAATGCTTCATACCGTTTGGCACATCGGTGCAGATGAAGTAAGCATTGGTGTCGGTCAGGTAGTTGTTTACTGTATAACCATCTGGGATCGAACCGTTGTTTACGATAGCGTTGATGTCGTTATCGGCTGTACCAACACGCAATTGAGTTTCGAGCAAACGAGTTGCAACGAACTGTAGTGCAGGTGGAACAATCAATTTCTTAGGTTTAGCAGCGATCAACAAGCCACGCTCGTCTGTCCAAGCAGCGATTTGAATAACTGCGGCTTCCAAAGAAGTCTCATTCAAGTCAGCAGGGGTAGATTGAGTATTGCTGTTAGTACCACCAGAAACTAATGGGTGGGATGTGCTAAATAAAGCCACACCGTCACCACCAGCATACTGACCAGCCGAGAAGCCATTGTTTAACACAGAGGCTGCTTTGGTCTGTTTAGTGTATGCCATAGCACGAGCCAAAGCCTTAGTGTAGCGAGCTGACAAAGAATCGTAGAGGTTGTCTTCGATTGCTTCTTCAGTCAAGCTAAAGCCAAGGGCAATAGTTTCGTGGTTATAGCGAGCTGTGAAAGCCTCTTGAGCATTGTCATAAGCGATGGCAGAGCCTTCGTTTTTGACTGGTGCTGCGGAGAAGCCAGACAGCTTTGTTTCTTCTTCGAACGAACGCTCAGAGGTCTCAGTATTGTAGATCTCTTTATGTTGTTCACCATACGTTGCATACTCAAGTCCGAACAATGCGTTCAATCCTGGGAGCAACTCTTTCAGTAGTTGTGCACGTGAAATAGCCATTTAAATGCTCCTTATATGCCAGTTGAGTTGTTATACTGATGCATTGTGGCGTTAATCTTGACGATAAACTCAACAAATGAATCAGTGCCAGTTGCTGTATCTCTTACCACATCAATAATGCGGATAGGTAGAGTATTGGTAACAGCTTGTGTTCCTTCATTAATCGCTACAGCGGAGTTGCCAGTAGTGGCAGATCCAGAGTTTTGAATTAGCTCAATGTTATTACCAATAGCAGAAATGCCCATTGCAGCGACAGTTGCGCCTGAAGAACAAGAAACTACTTGGAACAATGTGTCAGGATCATCTGCAACAACTGCAAAAATCTGAGTTCCAGATTTGATTGACTGACTTGCTGGGTAGAACTGTTGTTGCTGAACTTGACCAGTAGAAGAATTGGTGAAACTAACACCTAAAAACACACCGCAAGGTGTAGCTGTAGATGTGCCAGTATCTTTCTCAATCGTTCCATCTGCAATACGTTTTACTAAATCGCCATAGAAAATGCTTGTAGCATAGCCACTTGCAATTTGCATCTGACGAGTTGCTCCCGCAAAGACCTGACCGCCAATTAGATTGACTGGTTTTAGTCCATACGGAGCGCTTACGGTTGGATAAGCCATAATAAACTCCTAAATTAAAATTAACTAACCTTGCCAAGAGATGTTGTAGATTTTCTCTCGCTAAAGAGAGGCATCCTTGGATCACTTTGGCGCATAAGATTACTGTCTACAGCATCCATTTGATTTTCGGCTTGCTTTTGGTAATGTGCATTACGTTGTGCAACGAATTCTTCTGGAGTCTTGCAAAGCAATAATCCGCCAATCTCAATTTGGTCTTTAAAACGACTATTGGGATCAACTAGCAGTTGCATTTCTGGTTGCTCTTCAAGAGGTACAGGCTCCCATTTTTCTCTCAGTTTTGCTGAAAGGTTACGGGGGTCAGCTGCGCCAAGTGTTGAAACTCGTACCCAATGATATTTATATCCAGGCAATTTTACTGGCTCTGGAAGTAACTCTGCTGGTGCCCACTGCTGAAGGCGCTCGCTTTTATCACGGGTTTCTACTTCACGGTCAATTCTTTTCGTAGTCATTTTAGATTTCCTTTATTAGTTCACGGGCGTATTGCTCATTTGTTAGTCCTAACTTCTTAGCAATAAATTGCTGGGAAGTTGTTAAGCGCACCTTTTTCGAAGATGTGCTGCGACTAGCTGAAGCTACAACAGTACTAGGTTTTGATCTAGTCTGAGGTTTTTCGTCATCTACGTCCTCGAAATTCTCTGGGAATCTCTTGCGCATTGTTTCGTCAATACGTTTGTAATACTCATCGGTAGTGGCATAAGCCATACCATTTTGTTTAACAAGCTTTTCATGCAATCCCAAGGCTAAACTGGTCATCTCGTCATCTTGACCAAACCAAGAGTTTTTCTCTTGCCAACCTTGGGCTTTCGTATCCCGCATTGGCTGTTGCAATTGCTGTTGTGGTATTTGTACATCATTTTCTCGCTCTTGTAAAGCCCTTCTTTGATTTAAATTTTGAGTAGCGTCAAAGACCCTATCTAATTTAATCTTGGCGGCAGTCATTTTGTCCTGAGCGTCAACCAATCTATCGCCATCTCCCGCCTCATAAGCGTCTCGATATTCCTTCTTAGCCATAGTCAATTCTTGCTCTGCACTTGTTTTAAAGGAGTCTACAGCCATTGATTCTGAAGAATTAACTTTGCCTTTGAGAGCTTTATTTTCTTCATAAAGCTTTTTAGCAACATCAATTGCTTCCTGACGTTCCCGTTCTGCAGCATCTTTTAATCTGCGCTCGTCATGGTAAATCTTGCGAAAGCCAGCAATCTTCTTCTTTGCTTCCACAGAATACTCATCAAGCTCATCCCGCTCCAAAGATTCTATAAACTCTGGGTCAGAAGGAATCTTGTTTCGATCTTCTGGTGGGGTGTCGTCTTCAACTTCAACTTCAAAATCGTCTTCGTTGTCAGTGTCTACTGACTTTACTTCTTCTTCATCGGGAAACTTGTAGTTTTCCATTCGTATACTCCTTATTTTCGTTTACTTGCGTTTAATACCACGGGGGTCATCTACTACGCCTTCCACAGAATCATCGTTGATCATGCGGAATTCACGTCCATGAATGACTAAACGGCTACCAGCATAGGGTTTGACAAGAACAAAGTCGCCCTGTTTACACCAAGCACCGCTCGGAAAGCGGTTTTTATCTGCATAGCAATCTGGTCCTAAACTAACTACAAACAGCACAGTGGTTAGAGTTTCTTCGACTCGCATTGTTTCGTCTGCCTTTGCGATACCGCTTTCAAACTCTTTTTCCTGCTCTGGGATAGCGCATAAAATGCGATAACCAGAGGGTTTAGGAAGCTGTGTTGCCTTTTCTTCGTCTGACTTATCAAGCAGATTCGTAAGATCTACTGCTTTTCCTAAGTCGATTTGATTACTCATCCGAGTTCTCCATTCTGTCTTTGAGGTCTAATACGTATCCACGAGCAATGAGCAGACCTCGAATCTCACCACACGATTTTTTGTAATCCTCAAAGTTTTCGTAATTTCCAAGGACTACTGCATCTTTTAGTTGGTTAATTTTTTCGTCAAATTGCTTAACCAACAGTTCTAATTCGGTCATTTTTTGTCATTCCCCTTGTTAGAGTTGTTTCTTGCGTTCATCTCAGCGGCTATTAGCTGTGCGGCTATTTGCCCCTTTTGAGCATCTATCTGTTGCTTCTTATGAGCCATATCTACGCCTAGTTTTGTGCCATCAAACTCAGATTTACGGTCTAAAGCAGTTTTATCCTTCTCAATGCTGACTCCAAGGCGGGTACCATCAATTTCTAACTGACCTTCTACCCGTTGGCGCTCGATAGCTAACTGCTCTACCCTTAATTGAGCATCCACTTGGTCTTTTTGAGCCTTGCGCTGCTGTTCTTGAGCCTTAATCTGGATTTCTTGCATCTGCATTTGAACAATAGGGTCTTCCGCCTGTTGTTGAGCTTGCTGTTGAGCAGCCTGTGCCTGATTTTGTTGCAACAATTGAGATGAAGCTTGTGCCACCAGACGTGAAATTTGAATTTCGTAGTCCTCTGGGAGAGCATCTTGGTCTTCGTCCTTCATATAAGGCAATGGAGCACCTAGTTGTTGCTCGATCATCTGGCGGTACTTGAACCCAAAGTGCTCTGCAATGTGCGCTTGGAGTGCCGCAGTCATCTGTTGAGCTAATGGATTCTGTCCAATCACTGCCGCAGTGGTCGGATCTTGCAAGAAGTTAGTGTGCGCTGCAATATGAGCGTCCTGATCTTGGTACATAAACGCTTTTAATGGCTTCTGGCTCAATACATCCATGTTTTCGGTGATTGGATCCTTTGGTTTCTTGTCTTCTTCCAATGGAATGAGCTTCTGAGCGTTGCGAATTCCCAACACATCGAGCATTTGGCGGTGCAACTGGGGCATATTGTAGATTTGTGGGGCACCTTGAGCCAATTGAAGCACGGCTTGGTACTGAACAATCTTCTGCGCCATCGTTGCAGCGTTAGGATCAGACACAGGAATAACTGTAACAAGTGAATAATCTGATTTTTTAGCTCTTGGACGACCATCTACAGGCTCATAATCATATTTTTCTGGGGTGTAGTCCCGAATAATGTCTTTTAATAGACGTAATTCCTGTTTCATGGAGTAATGAACACGGGCTTGTACCGCACTCATAACCTTTAAAGTTCTTTCTAGAATAGCTAGAGTTGTTCCAACAGGCGCATTAGCGCTCATGTCGGAAACTTTCATGTCTGCTGCGGAAGCAAATCTACGACCTTCTTCTACGATAGTGCCAAGTAACTGATAAAGAACCTGACTAGGCTCTTTGTATGGCAGGGTCATTAAGTTATCTTTAATGGCTCCTGACGGCACATCCACATCACGGAACTCACCTGGCGCTATTGGGGTGTCGTCACCTTTGACACGCAATCCACGGGTCTTAAAGCCACCTGGCAAGTTGCTAAGGGTTCCTGCGTCAACGAGCTGACGAATAAGAGACGTTCCAGACTTTGCAAAGGCTCCAACAAGATGGATAAGACCAAAGCAATAAAAGCCAAAGCCAGGCACGTAGCCATAATGTACGAAGTGTTGCCGTTTTTGTTTGGTTTCATCTTCAGGTCTCCAGTTACGTCTAATAGACAGGATCTCTTGGGTGCCTTTTTCCATTGTGACTACGTATGGAAGCGCTATTCCTGTTGGTTCTCCGTCTTCATCTACGTCCTCGTAACCTGGCAGATCTAGACTAACGTGGATCTCAAGCAGTTTAAACCTGTCGTCTGAAGTGGCTCTAAAGCCCATCTTCTCCGCAATTTTCTTCTCTACTTCATCTAAAGCGCCAGTAGGCTCATCTAGATCTACGTCTCGGTAGAAACCCTCATACTGCAAACGCTTGAGTTCGTTTTGGGTTTTCCGCATGACGTGAGTGACACGAGGGGCTTGCTCTAGACTTGATGCTCCATAAGGAACCACGATGTCTTCTGCTGGCACAAACATCGATACCTGACGGTTTAGGGCAGGATCAAAATAGACTTTCTTAAATGCGTTGCCAGAAAGACCCAATCCCCAAATCATTCTTTCATGTTCAGGTCGGAATTCCTGCATTACATCGGTTAATTCATAGTTCATGTCATCTTGGACACGAGTGGCGGCTTCTTTATTCTCTACGGTCTCTTTGCCAATAATCAGTGTTTTAACAGGTCCTGCCGCAGGAAAAGTCTCCATAATGGTTTCGGCTTGGAACTTGACCAAAGCTTCAGACAAGAGGGGATGGTAGACACCGCAAGCGCCTTCCCAAGGCTCACTACGTTCTTCAATCTTCATTCCTAATAGCTCTAATCCGTCTACGTAGGTCTGAATCCAATCTTTGCGAGCACTGATGTCTTCGTCAAAGTCTCCTAGCAAATCTCCTGCAATTTCAGTAAGTTCGCCTTCGCTTAGATACTCCGCTAAGTTGTCATCAAAATCATCATCTGAGTCTTCTTTGCCAAACTCAATTTCTAAATCGCCTATCCCAATTTTTACGGACTCTGGGTCTTCAATCTCAATTTCAATTGCTGGCTCTTCTGTTAATGAATCTATCCCGACAGGGGCTTGATAAAGACTTTTTTCAATTGACATAATCTATCCTTAGTAATACGCAACTTTTTTTCTTGGCAAATCATAATCAGGCTCATCCGAATTAATACGGATAAACCCGCCTTGGCGGAACCTTAAGAGGGCTTGAGACGTTGAGTCTACTAAGTCGTCATGGTCTCCATTAGGAAAAGAAGCACATTCTTCCATTACTTCCTCCGCCCATCTGGTATTGGGACACCATACAAACCCTGATGCAAATAAGTCTGATATAGCGTTTACACGGGCTATCTTATCACTTCCTTTGCCTGGTGTATATTCCTGCAGGGGGATTCCCATCCGCCTCATTTCATAAATTAATGGCGCACCCGCAGCCTTTTTCTCAATAATTAAAGTGTGGGGTTCATATTCTTTGTACAGCTCGAATGCTTTGGCTTTTAATTCTGGGAACTCCATACGTTCTTTAAAAGCATCGAGCAGGATAATATGGGCTAATTCCCGCCCCTCAGCATTGATTTTATAAAATATCCCCCACGTGGTGCAGGCGGAGTAGTCGGCACGGTTATTCTTCTCAAAAGCGGTGTCCCATGACTGAATGATGTAATCGCATTCGGGCGGCTCATCATCTTCCCAGATCTTCCACATCTCCCGCTTGATAATCGCACCCTCTTCTGAGGTTGGATTTTGTTGATACTGGGCTTCCCATTTAGAAACAGGGATCTCTGCCTTAATTGCTTCTAGTTCGGTTTGCTTCCAAAATTGGGGCCAGAGCGGCTTGCCTGAAGGCATGATGGCAGGAAACTCAATGACCTCCCACTCGTCACCTTCTCGTTTAATCGAGTTGGCAATGATCTGCCCTGTTAAGTCTCGCTTAGACCAGCGGGTCATTACAATTACAATAGCCCCACCTGGTTGAAGTCGTTGGCGTGGACCTGATGAATACCACTCATAAACCCTGTCGTAGACCTCTGGGTTGCCCTGCATGGCTTCTTGCTCGCTGTGAGGGTCGTCAATGATTAAAACGTCTGCACCTTTACCCGTAACGGCTCCCCCGACACCAATTGCAAAATAATCACCGCCCTTGTCTGTATTCCAGCGACCTGCCGCCTTGGAATCCGAAGAAAGCTTAGTGGGGAAGATTTCTTGGTATTCCTGCATATTGACAAGGTTTCGGACTTTTCTTCCAAAGCCCACTGCTAGTTCTGCGGTGTGGGCGGTTTGAATAATCTTCTTGTGCGGAAACTTGCCTAGGAACCAAGCGGGAAACAGAAAAGAAGCAAACTCGGACTTGGTGTGCCTTGGAGGCATATTGATAATAAGACGTTTAAGACTGCCGTTAGCGACTCTCTCAAAGGCATCCGCCATATCTTTGTGGTGCTTGCCTGGTATAAACGCAGCCCACATACTATTCACAAAAGAAAGGAAATGCTCCTTACAACGTTCCTTTTGGTCTTCTTGCAGGATGACCTTGATCTTCGGGATCTCAGGAGAGTCCTTGGGCAGGGTGTCTAGTAGACCCCTGTAACGCTGTAACTCCGCAGTGCTTAGTAGACTCAAAGCGCAGTCATCTTCTCAACGGTTCTATCGATTGGAACGAGGGAGCGGATCTTATTGGGTTGCACCTTTAAGAGTCCTCTGTCCTTCAGATTATGAATTATGCGGTGGATATTAGACTTACTCTTCAATTTAAGACCTGTGGCTATATCAGCATAACTAGGGGAAAACCCTCGGTACTTAATAAAGTCCTCTATGAAGTGCAGAACCTCCATTTGTCTTTCGGTCATTTGCAACTCCAACACAAGTTGTAGTTAATCATTTGGCTCTTCCTTGTGCCCGTACAGGGATTTGATAAGGCGGAGTAGTCTTTCTCTTTCCGCATGGGTAAGGCTTTGTATAAAAGCCATAATCTCATTTACAGTCTTCATAGGGGCATATAGTCCAAATACACAGGGGTGTACTCTCCCATGTAGGCTCCAAGAATATTAAACTCGTAGTATTCGATAGCTTCATCTAAGTTCATATCCCGCATCAGGATCTCAAGGATCTTACTTTTGTCATAACAAACTACCAGCAGGTCACAACGCTCCACGATTCCAATAACGGCTTCATCAAAGCCATCAATGGTTAAAAGATCAGGGTACTCATCAGAGATCATTTGAGCAGCTCTGCGGCTTTTCTGACACTGGCTATAGCCGAAGTCATCTCCGCTCTTTCTTGACCCCTTAGCTCTGCTTGTAGAGCCATCATAGATAGGACAAGACTTTTTAACTTATCGGATAACTCTTTATTCTTCACTTATGACTCCTGTTTAAACGTTCGTGGTATGTTACCACATTGCTTAAAAAATATATATAGGGGGTGGGGGG